GTTAGTAATAAACTTGCATCTCCCACATCAGCGCCGATGAGATTAAGCATCAGGCGCTGTTGCTCGAATGTAAAACTAACTAATACTTCTCTAATTGCCATTTGTAAGTTTCTTTAGTAACTGCTTGATTTCATCAAGGTCTTGCTTCAAAGTATTTATCTCGTTTCTCATGCCAGTTCTATTTTGCTTGGCTTTCATATATTTTTCATATTCCGAACGATTGGAATTGATCACAGCACCACTTTGTGTATCACGATATAAGTTGCTGTGACCTTCTACTTTGACCTTATCCATTATGAGTGAGCGATAGCACGAATGTCTTCAATTCTTGGAGCAAGTGATGGATCATTTCCAACAAACACAATTTTAATTGCGAATGATGAGAATGGTTTCAGATTATCTACGCTATAAGCATATTCCAGATATGAACCTAAATCTTCTACCGATGAAGAGAAAGATTTAAGATTACTTGGAATTACAATATCGGTATTATCTGAGTATCCTGTGCCATTGAAGGCTTCCCATGAGATATTCTTGAAATCGTCAGAACTGCCATCAGGTCTTACTTTGTAGAAGACTTTGATATTTTTATTATCAAACATATTTGCAGTAATCTTACAATCAAGAGATGTTCCAGGAGTTTCTAATGTTACCTCTTTAGTGAGATATTTAGAAGATGAAGAACTATTGAATGAATCTTCACCCACGAATAAGAAACCATTAGATCCCGTGATTGCATTAATAAGTCTATCCGTTACAGGAGATGTTCCTGTATTACTATCATCAATAATATCACCAGCTGCGAATAAATCTTCAGTAGTAACTTTGACTTTTAATGATCCAGTTCCAGAATCCCAACCAATAACAATACCAGATTTAAGTGTAGCAGTAGATAATGTTGCGGTAACCGCACTCTGAGTAACAGGGTTGCCTGCAACAAAAGTGCCAGTAATATCAATTAATTTTAATGTGCTATTTGCTAAATCAACATCAACAATTTGACCTGACGCACCAGAAGCTGCTTGTACTAGTCTAGTAGAAGTATCAATAGTATTGATAAAATCACCACCACTGGGACTAGAATAAGTAAATACTCCCGTAGAAACTACATCAGGACTAACAGTTGATACTGTGTAGTCAGAATTAACATCCACAGATAAAGTTTGAGAAACAGTACCAAATCTATCTTCTTTGCCAGTTGGATTATCCATTCTGGAAGAAACAGTAATTAAATTGCATCTGTTAGCATCAAGCACAGGTGAGATATTATCTTTTGATGTTTGAAGCGAAATAGTTTGAGTTACAGATCTTTCTCCATTCATTAAAGATGATTGAGCTCTGTATACTTCATTGACTGGCGAAGCAATTACTCTACTTTCTTCAAAGTAATAATTGTCATTGGAAGTAATGAAGTAGGTAGGAGAAATTTTATATTCATTAGTTGTAGTTGAATCAACTGGTTTGCCATAGACAGTTTTAATATTTTGAGAAACTGTAGATGATGGGAAAGTCAGAATAGCAACTTGCGGTGAAACAATTTGATACAACTTATTGGTGGTTGCTGTCATTGCATTTCCACCTCCAGAACCACTTCCAGTCATAGCGACATTAGCAGCATTCCAAAGAGTAGTGTCAATGAAAATACAATACTCATCGATGCCAACATTACTTACAGAATGTAATCCATTGATTAATGATACAGGAACTCCGAAAATACCATTTTCTGCACCTGCACCAACAGCATTATTAATTACGACAAGATCACCTTCTTTCATACCATGATTAGGTTGTTTGACACGAAGAATTTTTTGATTAGAACCAAAAAATGCTGAAGTTCCTAGAGTATCGTCAACTGAAATAGCATTGTCAGGAAGATCTACACTGTCCAAATTATCATTTACCAACTCAATATTTGCTGTTCCTGCGGTATTGAATACACATCTGTTAGCAACAAACTTGAGATCTTGTAATTTATCTTCGACCCACGCAGAAGAATTTTGTGACTTATACAGCGACCCTACATTTGGTTGAGCTGCTGCAGCGATACCACTATTTAAAAGCGTATCACCTATTACTGAACTGTATAAAGTATAATCTTTGGATGATGTAGTTACGACTACAGCATACATTGCATCATTTTGTAGATAAACAGGTGACTTAAAATTAAACTTAGTTTTATTGGAAGCATCAGTTGAAGATGAAATTCCCATTCTAACTGCTGGATTTGTCACTTTAAATACCGCTGTGGCAGATGCTAAATTGTCGCCACCAGCAATAATTACTGTAGGTGCGGTATAATAACCAGATCCTTTATTAGTTAGATTAACATCGTAAACTTTGCCGTTATAAATTTTAGCTGATGCACTAGCGGAAGAACCAAATGATCCACCGATATCGCCAGTGATATTGACTGTTGTAGTTGAATCAACATATTGAGAACCAAAACTAGTAACTTTAATTTCTTCAACTACACCGGAATCATTATCTACATTAAATGTAGTGATAGTGATAGCAGGAGATCTATTGACCGTGAATTCTTCACCGGCAAGAAATTCAATTCCATTATGGTTTGAAAGAATTAAGTTATATCTAGCATTTGCTGTTGTGACACTTAAATTAGTTTTAATTGTTCCTACAGCACCAGAAGTTTTTCCAGTGATTGTTTCCCCAGCAAGAAGTGTAATACCAGAAGGAACATCAACACTCATTTTAATTCTAAGTCTAGTGTCAGAATCCATAGTGCATTCACTAAATGGTAAAACTGTTCTCGTAGGAACACCACCATTAGTTTCTGTTAAATATACACTTACAGGTCTGTTAGTATTTTCTTCGGTTGGAGTTGCTTTATTTGCAAAGTAAAGATCAATACTAGAGAGGAATAATCCTTCTTCAAAACCAGAAACTTTAAATGTCTGAGCAAGAGGATCTAGTAATCCAGACTGATTGATATTAACTAGTGAACTGCCAATATACTGAACAGTATCAGAATTTGAAGTTGACCTTCTGCTGATATAAGGAACTCTGGTAGATTGGATAGAAGTTGTGAATGTTTCAGGTAATCCAGTTACGTTATATGATGTTTCTGCAAAAGTAGCAACATCTGCATTGGAACCACTATTCGTAGCACTTGAAGTTAATCTAAATGATTTACTACCAACAACAAATGATCTCTTGGAACTTGTGGTGTCGTAGAATGTTCCGGGAGAAGTTTGTAAATCAATTGTCTTCTTAGTTTTGATTGGAGCATATCCATTAGGAACTAAGAAAATACCACTGATGCTTCCATTATCATCAGTAACGATATCTTCACCGAAACCTTTTTCAGCATATCCAGCAATACCAGTAAATGGTGTTGTGATATTAGTTACATCATCTGGATTTACCCATGAAGAAACTGAGATACCATCGAAGAAAGCATACAACTTAGTATTTGGTTCTAAACCACTAACAACAAATTGAACTTTCTTACTTCTGATATAAGGATTATAAGGAATTGCCAAAGATCTTTGACCTCTGTCTAATGAAGCAGATCCATAAGGTGAAACTCTATTTAATGTACCATTTCTGGATCTTGTTCTAGTCTTACTAGCGATAGCAACATCAGGTACAGAAGCAAATTGATTAGAAGAACCAGTAAAGTTAGTAGAGTTATTCAGAGCATACGTTGGCGTTCCAGTCCATGAGATCTGCCATTCATTCCAAAGACTTCCCCACAATTCAGGATTGTTATTTTTGATATTATCAAAAACGGAGTTCTCATTTACAATTAACTCAGGTGCATTATAAGTATCTTTCCACTCATCAATATTGGGTTCTAATATCATCATACCAGCAAACTTTGCTGATTTATTTGGATTGACTGTAATAGTTTTAGTAGCAGCTAAATTTTCTACTGTTGTTATCTCAGTATAAGGTAGCATGATAAGCTCACCTTTTCTTACATATCCACTAGCAGTTCTTTGAGCGTCATTTAAATCTTTTTCAATAAGACTTGTTTGAGAAGCAGCATAACTAGGTCTCAAAATTCCTAATTGAGTGTCAACAGCACATCTGTAATCTGTTGATGCTGTATTACCAATTCCATGACCTTCAAAGTTATCTACAAGAATACCATTCTTGAACCTGTCATTACCAAACTCGTCTCTGACTTGAGTATTAAATGTATCCTGCTCCAGGAGACTTAATACTGTATAGTATTCAAGTTTCTCAACTCTCTTCTCCAGTTTACCGATATCACGCATCGTGTAACGACGGTTATCGAAACTCTTGGAAGTGATGTCAGAAAGACTGTAGGTATAAGCAGGGATGTTTAAGTGGTATAAAAGAATACCATCAGAAATTTCTTGAGGTGTTTGTGGATTTAATGCCGGAGTTCCTTTTGAAACAACAAAACCACCACTCTTACTAATGTAAACAGCATCAATTCTATTCAGATAGAATTCATATCCAGAATCAAAAGATGTTCCTGCAATAGGAAGTGTGGATGGTGAAGATCCGGTTCCAGTAAACTTAAGAGCATTTACAGTTACTTTATCACTATATCCAGGAAGAACCGTAGCTGTGTCTAGACCATCATAGTCAGAAACTCTAGGTCTAAAGTCAACTGTATCTCTAAGTGAAATTTTTCCATAAACACTTGAGTCATAGTATGGAATATCACTATAAGTAATATTAGTGTATGAGTCTACTGTGAAATAATCACCGGTATTAACACCACCAATATGTTTGAAGTAATCGAATACCACAAGAAGTTTGCTGGTAGGTGCAATTGCTCCTGGTTTTAGTGTAATACGAGCAAGGTCATAATGCGTATCTCTTTGACCACCATCGAAACTGAATCGATCAGTGACTTGAACATCATTATTAGTAGCATCTGCGGCAGTAGCAGACATATAAACTGCTTTTAATTTCAAACCATCAGCATACTCAATGGGAATTGATGGATCTGAAAATCCAGTAGATACATTATATTCTTGATTTTCTACAAGAATTTTAGTCTTAGGAGAAGTATCTGCCTTTCTTACAGGAGCAATTAACTTGAATGGAATGTCGGCAAATGTAGCACCAAGGTCAAGCGTGATACTCTGAGCACTGCTACCCAAAGATACTGTAGGGTTACTGGGATCATTATTACCGAGATCAAGTAATTCACCAGTATTTGGGTTTGACATCACATAATTTTCTGATGTATATCCGAGGAACTGTTCGTTTGTTCCTACACTAATACTAATAGAACCACTACCATCTAGATTTCCTAAGAATTCTTGTTGTACGGTATAATCAATGTTGGTGTTATTGGCATCCAACACCATTGTTTTTACATGCTTATTTGGCAGTGGGTATAATAAAGTATTGGATTCTGCACCAGAAAGTTTTGAACGAATTCTGGAAATTTTCTTAGTCGCGAATGCTGAAAGAACAGCACCATAGATAAAGATTTTAGCAGAACCTGAAGTACCATCAGGCACCGAATATTTTGTCAAGTATTTTCTGGTAACACCAGCATTATCAACAACAGCAATAACATCTCCTTTTACTAGATCTACATCTGGTCTGGAACCAAGATTGTCTGCAGTAATAAAATAGTCTCCTTCAGTGCCACTAAATGTAGCTCCATTATCAATATAGAAAGATAAGTCATTGCTATAAATATCACCTGCAAAATTATTTCCTGTCGTAGCATTAAAGAAACTCTTCACAAAAGATGAATCATAATTTACAATAGTGCTATCATTTAAATCTGCAACAACAACGCATCCACTACCAGTTGGATCAACAATTTCTATAGTAGGAGCAGTCGTAAATGTTCCTAATGCTGCCCTCGCAGCATCTGTGATCGCAATAGATCTAATTTCATTATTTAAAATAGTGACATTTGAAGCAACAATTTCAGTGAGTTTATTTACACCATTGACGTTGATTGCAGTGATATCGGTATTTGCAGCATATGTTGCGCCAAAAGATGCTACTTTAAGAGACGCTAAAGAACCTTTTGGTTCTACGAAATTATATGGTGTTGTAGTTCCATCCTGCTCTGAAAGTAAAGTTTCTGCATCAGTAAAACTACCAGAAACTCTGGATAGAATTAATTCATTTGTATCAGTAAGTAATTGCTCTACAATACCTCTGGCACCACTTGACTGTCCGGTAATAAATTTACCTACTGAGAAATTCAGTGGATTTTGGCATAAAATTTTAGTAAAATATTCTACACCAAACAAACCAAGTTTATGAAGGCATGATTTATCATAAACTCCTGCTGTAGAAGTTCCGGTTAGAAACTTGATGGATTTAGTTTTACCAATACCAATATAAGGTGTCGTAAGTCTTTCTGCTGTTTTCAATGTTCCTGAAACAGCACCCATGGTGATATTTTCACCGATACTAAATCCAACTGATGATGCTTTCGTAAGAATAGCAACTGCTTCATTTAAAGATGCGTTTAGTTGGTAATATCTAACTTGACCAGAAAGAGCACCATTACTCCAGTTGCTATTTACTGCAATTATATCTGAGGCAGATAAAGTCTCTACTGTAACCATCCAGAAATTTTCTGCTTCTGGTGCAGTGCCGTCGAGATTAGCAGTAGTCTGACCGAATACAATATCATTATACTTATCATATAGTTTCAGTTCCTGATATGCATTGGTGCTAAGTAATCCAGTACCAGTCAATGACTGAGACTTACTTTCAACATCAGGGAATGATAGAAGATTAGTTACGGTGAAGTTAGATCCTTCACCGGGACTTAATGAATTATTTTCTTGTGTTTCAGTTGTTCTTGCTTTATCAATCTCAACATATCTTACTGATGTAGTTTCAATTTCGTAACCCTTTACATATGCCTTTCCAGGCTCAATAACTGCTACAAATTTACCTTCTGATCCACCCTGTAGTGCTGTATATACACCATTATTATCTGCCGTTGCTAAACTTTCTTTAAAGTTCAGTAAAAATTCTTTGACGACATAATCACCAGACTCATCAAATGTTCTTCTGGCAAGAATATCTTCAATAAGACCATTAGGAGAAACGAGATCTACAGTAGCATCAACATTTCCATTTCTTACTTGAAGTAACTCTACAAAATCTTTTTGTGCTTCTAAGTTAATAGGTCTTGTTACTAAAGTTACAGATAACTTAAGTCTGTGAGCACCAGGAGCAGCATAGTTAGAATAACCCTGAGCATTATCAAGCAGAGAGAAATCTTCCTCTGGCGTAATGAGTTGCTCTGATACAATAAAACCTACTTTATAAGTAGGAGTATTGCCATACTTGTCTAGAAGTATAGTAGAATTCTCATTTTTTACCAAAGATCCATTAATAAAGTAAATACCTTCTCTAACTGAAACAGCAGAACCATATCCCATGGCACTACTTTCAGTAGGTTTCACATTTCCAGTAATACCAACAATCGCTGTCGGGGATCCTGGAGTGTTTGCTGTAATTGTTTCACCTTCACTAAATGTAAGTGCTGTATTACTATTGCCACCAGTTTCATACTTAACAAATAAAGTAGGGGAATCTGTTGATGTAGAAACTGTGGCATTTAATACCGTAGCAACTACACCAGAAATATTACCAGTCATTTTCTTACCGATATAATCGGTAATTTGTAAGTTATTTGTGAAGGAACTTACCTTCACATAACTATACTGCTTATCTACAATAACTTCCCCAGGAACAACAACAGATCCCTGCCTAAAGTTTGCTTTAGCAAGGCTCTCAACTTGACTTTGTAGAATAGATTGTAGAGTTGTTAACTCCCTAGATTGAATTGAGTATCCAGGTCTGAAAAGAACTCTATAAAAGTTACTATTCGGATCAAAATCATCAAAGTATGGAGCTTTGTTTAGATTAGTACTCTGGGGCATATTACTAGACTAGAATGTTGTTTTGATCTTATATGGTATATATTAGAATTCTACGACCAATTTGACATCTTCAATTTGATCAATAGAACGAGAAACAGTTCTTCTGTTCTCAACATAAATGATGTCACCAGTATATTTTTTAATTTCTGATGGTGAATAACCATTAGCAAAGGTCAAATTTGAAGTAGTCAAACTATAAGTAGTATCTGGAGTTTCGACAGATGTAGAAAGTGCTCCAGTGATCGCATTTGAACCAGAGAAAGGAGTTAAATCTCCACCTTGATTTCCAGTAACAATGTGCTCGTAGCTGCTCTGATAAATTTTAAGGATTTTAGTGCTAGAATCCCAAGAAACAACTTTACCGGAAGCACCAGTTGTAGTTTGTGTAACAGTCTCATCAATATTAAATGAAGCAACTGTTGCAGAAGGAAACTTAATAGCGGTCAAACCATTATAGGTAGAACCAGCAGCAGCACCGCCACCAGATTCTTCAGGATTGCGAAGAACACCAATTCTTCTAAAATCAGTATCAACAGGGAACTCAAGGTTTTCATCATACTGAACTCTGGAGTTCACCATGACACGCTTAGTACCAAGCTCCTTGTAGATGTTGAAACCATGTCCGCCTGCAGGAGGAATGATAACTTCCAGAACTGCTACTACTCCAGGAGCACCGATACCAGAGATCTCATTTGAATTTACGTTAATATAACCGTAAGTATAACCAGATCCAGGAGTAGTGATTGTTACTTCAGTAACAGCGCCGCTACTAACTTTGACTGTCGCAAGTGCTTGAGCACCTCCGTTTTGCGCCCAGTCTCCACGGATGGGAACGTTAGTATATCCGGTCGAAGCATTATCAGTATATCCTGTTCCACCAGTATTAATCACTACAGTGTCGATAGCACCGTCTACAGCAGCTGCTTTGACATCGACGCCATTAGCGGGGTCTCCGGCAGCTCCGACGCCCCAGTTAGCGGGGACAGGGGCATAGGAGGTTGTGAAGAATTTAATTACATCATCGGTTCCAATGCTGTAGAGGAATTTCCACTTGTAAGTATCAGCAGTTGTGAAGATAGTAGTTCCAGTTCCGCTAGGGGCAACAGTAGAAGCAATACCATTGGGGTTGGCAGGTGATGATCCATTGTAGATACACTTGTAAACCTTATAGTCACTTACAACATAATATTTTGCTGAGTAAATATGTGGTGCATTCTCACCGGCAGAGTTTGCCTTGAAGTCTGCGCTGTAGTTAGAACGATACATTGAATATGTCGTTCCTGAAGTCCAGTTGTGTCTATTGACAACTAATCTAACATCTGACGATTGAATTCTCTTAAGAGAAATCATATCATCAAAAATTTCTTTTTCGTAATTGAAACTATCGATGGGCGTGGGTGGATTGTTCTCATCAGGAGCTGCGAGATAAGATCCACTGTGCTGACTACCTGAAGCTTGACCGACATATGAAGTCGCACCAGCTACAGCAGCGGTATCCCAGTCTTGGGGTCTACCCATGAAGAAATACATGTTCGTGGGTGCTGCCTCGGAAAATGCTTCTTCAAACTGTTGGGCATTATGAATTCTAAACTGTTCAGAAATAAGTGCTGGCATTTCTATAAATGTTAATGTTTACGGTTTTCCTTGTGTTATTTATATTTATCACCCTCGCCAAGCGAGTCTCAAATAATCTGTATCTGTATGTGACGTTGCTGTAGTTCCCTTCACTCCTCTTACAACAGTAAAATCTTGTCCTGAAATTGAAGTATATTGAACAATTTCATCACCGAATTCTAGATATCCAGATGGAGGGAAGTTTGATACATTACCAGTTACTGTAATTGTAGTAACAGTATCATTGATATTACCATTCAATGTAAGACCATATGCCACATATGCTTCTGGTCCGATATTAATAATATTTGGTTCAGTCGCTCCTTGCGTAGCCCCTCTGTGAGTAGTAAAGTCACCCACTGTAAGAGCAGGAGCATATCTATTAATCATTTCAATAGTAACACCCGTACCAAGATAAGATGCTAATGGATCATTAAGTTCTTGAGGTTCATACGAGAATTTGTTATTATCAAATGTCTCCAGAACATAAGAAAGTCCAGGACGTGATGTATCTCGGTTAGTCTTACGTTCAATTTCAAGCACATTAGTGCGTGAAGTAGTAAGTTGAGTTGAAACTAAAGGAATGATATCTTCTAGTTCAGATTCATTTACGACGTTAAATCCAGGCAATAATGCATTTGCTAAAGAAACATCAATAATTGTATTATTTCTCATAAACAGTGGTGTATGAGGTCTAATGATCTCATACTTTTTAGCAAAAATTAATTCAGGTGCTGCTGTATATCCAGAACCGCCATTCGTGATAATAACATTAGTTACTTTACCATTAGTAATTTGAGCGATAGCTTCTGCACCAGTTCCTGGATTATCGCATTCTGTTTTGAATAAAATGATAGGAGCTACATCATACTCAAGACCAGGATTTGTTATATTAATACTAGTAATTGGTCCTGGAGCAAATACTGTAGGAATACCCATTCCAAATTCAACACCTACAGTTCCATCAATGCCAACTGGATTGCCACCCGAAACCATAGTAGAACTAGGATCTATTACAGCATTAGCAACAGCATTCTTACCGCGAATATATGAATTATCGGTGTATACTAATGCAGTGTAAACTAAGTTATCTGTATTCTTGAGTGCTCTTTCTTCAACTCTAATAATTTCTTTTACTGATTCACCATCAATTCTGATCTTATCCCCAGATTTAATAATATCGCCAGTATTTGCAACCTTATTTAAATACTGACATCCTTCAGGACTATTATCACCAATATATTCTAAGTTTTCAAATACTTCACCATTCCAGATTGAAATAGTTTTATCAAAGACTTTTCCGTAGAAATACAATACATAACATTCTTTTTCTGCAGTAGGTGCTTCAGTAAATGTAATTACGTTATCAACAATAGTGTATGCAGACCCTTCTACTTGAGGAATACCATCAAGCATCACCAACATTTGATGATCATCTGGAGGAAGAATGTTGTCCTCTCCAAACGCAAATTCAAATGATTTTGCACTAGAATTAAATTTATCTGCAAAGTTGTTTAAGACTTTATACTTACTGAATGTATACGAGAAGAAGTGTCTGTCTTTTTCTATTACATCAGTAAATTTAATTACATTAGGATTTACACTTCTATCAATGGTATAAGATTCTCCATGAAGTTGAAGAACACCATCAATAAACACTAATAGATTTTCATCTGCCTCCGTAGTGACATTAGTGCCATTAATTTTATATAACGGATAGTCTTTACTAACTCCATCAAATAAGATATTTTTTAGTTTATATGAATATCGGTTATCATCTCCAGCGGAAACAAATTTGAAGAAAGTACTATGGAATACAGTTCCTTCTGCTACAGTTTCATATAGTTTAAGTATCGCATTAGAATATTCAAACTGACCTTCGGTGAAAATAGAATTGGTGAGACTCGATGCCTCGATGGTTCCTGAAGTAGTAAGGAAATCAGGTAAGATAGTTAAATCTTGAATATAAAGTTGGTTAGCGATTGCAAGTTTCATCAGATCCCTTGCCTTATTGAAAGCAGTGATGGATTCATCTATTTCACCCGCAAGACCATTACTTAATAAAGCAGCTCCATCCAAATATTTTTTAGTAGAACTTCTGATATTGGAATTACCACCTGTTCTCATGTCACTAATAACAGAATCAACAATTAGACTTAAATCTCTCTTGCATTTTGCTTCGCCAGCAGAAGGAACTCTCACAGATTGTATTGGTAAAGCACTTGGGAAAGTTAACGATCCTTGTGTTAAGTATATTGTTACGATTTCGACAAGAGTATCAATATTCGATTTAATATCAGCACATGCGTCATCACTGTTATTTGAAACAGGAGAACTGACTTGTGTTTTGACAATAGCATCGGTAACTGCTCTTATAAATGTATGCTGATAATCAGCACCAGAAATAACAGCATTCGGAACAGCAGAAATAAATGTATGTGCTGATGTATCCGTTGAACTACCTACGTTAATGGTAATTGTATCTGCTGTGACTGTGACAATATTTACAGCAGTATCGTATGTCTTATCTTTTTTCTTCTTCAATCCGTCTTCGACTGCACTGACAAATGTATGTGTAGAAGTATTAGATGAAACTCCTACCGCAACCCTAAAAGTATTTCCTGTTACAGCGTAAATGGGTATCCACTTACCACTGAATGGATCACTAGAACGAGGGTATGGGTGGTTAGTAGCATTTCCATCCATTCCACAAGTAAAGACTAGAGAGTCATCATCAAATTTAATAAGATCTCCGTTTTCCCATCCATGATTTTTAACAGTAACAGTGAGAACACCAAGTATTGGATCATAAGAAGCATCTGTGACAGTTTCACTTAAAATAGCAGTCTTGGGGTAACTATGCTGAGTTTGATTGTTGTCAAAATCACAGGTGAACGTAAGTGCTTCGTCAGCAAGTTTAATAGATGTTCCTGCGCGTAATGAGTGAGTACCAATATTAATCTCAACATCTCCAGTGGAAGGAGTATAAGTAGCATCACTGACATTGAAATTTACAATAGGTGAAGTGCCAACATTGATTTCAAATGTATCTGTAGTAACATTAGAAACAGACATTGCTGTATTTGAATTGCCGTCAAGAAGTCTTGGATAAGACTTCTCCTTAACACTACCATCCATTTCACAAATAAACGTCAATCCATTATCTCTGATCTTGACATCTTCACCATTAGACAATCCATGATTAGCAATCGTGATAACTGAGACGCCCGTATTAGCATCATACGTGACATCTGTTGGTGTTCCGACTGCATCCCCCCAATAATTTGCATTAGCAGAAGTGATTGTAAGATCCTTAACCAGAAGTTGATTTACAATTGCTTGCTTCATCAAATCTCTTACTTTATTGAACGCAGTATTAGATTCTAGAATTTCACCGGAAAGACCATTTGTGATAAATGTTGTTCCTTGAGCGTTGAAATATTTTTTAAGGAATTTAACAGCATATACATTACCGCCAGTATGAACATCTAGTGATACGGCATCAATAAACAATCCAAGGTCGCGCTTACATTTTGCTTCACCAGTAGTATCAGCACCGATAGTTTCTGCTGGAAGACCTGCAATAGATCCTGCTGTGATTGCGGAAGTAGCAATACCAGAAAGAACTGTAATAGCAGAAGTTACATTAGCACATAAAGGAGCACCAGCAGGATCAGCAGTAATAGTTAAATCTTTAATCAGTAATTCATTAGTAAATGCTTTGATCATTTGATCGCGAGCAAAATTAAATGCTACAACTGATGCTGCTTCTTCTCCAAGTAATCCATTAGTAATAGGTGAACCTGCTCCATCAAAATATTGTAATACAAATTTTCTGATATATTCATTACCACCATTTACCAAATCAATAGAAGAGTAATCAATAAACAATCCAAGATCACGCTTACACTTTCCTTCGCCCGTAGTATCGGACCCGATAGTTTCTACTGGAAGACCGGTAGTAGATCCTGCTGTAATAGCATCATTTACAATACCAGCAAGAACTGTAATAGCAGATGTTACGTTAGCACATAGAGGAGCACCAGCAGGATCTGCAGTGATCGTAGTATCAGTAATTGTAAGTTGATTGGTAAATGCAAGGATCATGTTATCCTTGGCAGCAGTAAATCCATCAACTGATGCTAACTCCTCACCAAGTAATCCATTTGTAAGAGGATTTCCAGCGCCGTCAAAATACTGTAACGCAAATTTACGTGCATACTCGTTACCACCATTAACGAGGTCAAGTGAAGTATAATCAATAAACAATCCGATATCACGCTTACACTTGGTTTCTACAGCAGCATCTGCAGGATTTGATCCCCCCTGCATAGTTGTCCAAGCATTATTAATAATCTCAGTTCTGTTTTGTTGGATTAGTCTATAAGCATCCTTGAAACGATAATCACTTGCAGTAGCAGGATCTAAAGGATAAACATAATCAGGAAAACTTACACCAATTTGAGCAGCTGCTCTGTCAACAACTTCTTTACGATTTTGTTGGATTAGTCTATAAGCATCCTTGAAACGATAATCACTTGCAGTAGCAGGATCCAAAGGATATACAAAATCAGGATATTGAACTGCAATTTCAGCAGCACCTCTGTCGATCAATTCTTTACGGTTTTGCTGAATTAATCTATAAGCATCTTTCTGTCTGCTATATCCGTTAGTCTGAGTATCATTTGGATAGTAGAAATCAGGATACTGTAGGGAAATTTCTGCATTAGCTCTATCAATAATCTCAAATCTATTAAGATCAATTAAATTAGCGCCATCTCTATGTCTATTAGCACTAACAACAGTTGATGATGCTTCATCTAACCAAACGCCTGTGTTGTTTGTGGGTAGTGCAACAGATGGATTATTTAAATAATATGTTAAAATACTAACTAAATTATCAATAGTTGATTGAACATCAGCACAAACTGCCGGATTATTATTTGTCAGAAAACCATTAGGATTATTAAAGAGAACTCTGATTGACGTTGTTGATGGTACATCGTATACCTCAAATTGATCATTAAAATTTAAATTGCCGGTATTAGTTACATCAGAGATATGAATATATTTTTGATTAGGATATGTCTGACCTGCTGATGTAGTTGCTAAATTATGATCTGCAGAAGTAGTAATAGTTGCAATTCCACCAGAGTAACTAATTCCACTTACAGTAGATGTTTGGAATGGTTCCTGGAATACATCATTCAATGAAAGAAGTATAGATGTATTGAAAGTATCTAATGGAAAATTACCATCCTGTGTAGTCAAGGTATATGTTTGAGTGCTAGCATCAAGATCAGCAGAAAGATCTGCCATTTGCACCGCTTCAATTTGATTGTCCAAGAAATTAAGACGAGCAGCTCCTATACCACGATAAGCCTTTAAATTAGCTGTCTTGAGTGTAGAAATTTCATATTTTTTGAAAACAATATCTGATTCTACATTTACATTAGGTAATGTAATAATAACTTCATTGGCAGAATGATCGTCAGCAAGACCGATACTAAATGCATTTCCTGTTACAGTATCCGCAAAGTCAACATCATTCTCTACAGATACCTCACCAAATAATTTAAAACCAAGTGGATGTGTTGTTTCATCAACATATTTCTTATAATCACTTAGAGATTTTGTACTTCTAATGACATAGGAGAAATCTTGATAATAATAACTATCAGTAATTTTTTGTGATGAAGCACTAATTTTACCTAAATCAGAATCAAAGAAACCAACTTTTGAAATAAATCCAGCAATATTTCCAATAACATCTGGATTTGTTACTGAGTAAATTGTAGAAGTTACCTGTAAAACAGAACCAGTAAGTGTGTCACCTACTTTAGGAGCCCCTGAGTTAATTTTTAAATCAAGTAAGTAAATATCAACACCAATTTCTCTTATTTTTTCGATCTTAGCGGATAATCCACCTGAAGATGTTATATTTTCTGAAAGTTTATAAACACCGCCAGCAATACCGGTAATAATTACTTTTTGTTTGAATACTAAAGATTTGGAGAATGTTCTATCAGGATTAAACTGACTTCCACTATTATTAAATCTAATAGTTTTAATTCTACCAATACTATCACTGATTGGGAAAATTTTAGCACCAGTATCAATTATTGAGATAGTATCATTTTCATCGTATCCGTTACCAGCAACAGTAACCTTTACTGAAATAATTTTACCACCTACAATCGTTGGTGTTAAAACTGCTCCACTACCAGTGAGAGTATTGACAATAATTTCTGTATTACTTGAATATCTATTTCCTGGATTTAAAACACTGAATGTATCATCGAATGAACCACCAGTAATTGAATATGTTAAATTTGCTGCATCTAATTCAGTATGAATAATTCCAGAAATTTTTGGAAGTTTTTTATAACCTTCACCACCATCAACTACTGTGACAGTATTAATTGCACCGATACTAGTTTGTGAAGTTGTGGTATATGAAATTAAATTTGTATAAGTAGTCTCTTCGGGTTGTTCAGAAATAGTGAATTTAAAACTATTGTCATTAACAACTTTAATTGTTTTAACGCCATCAGGAAATGTAAGGACTGAGAAAAATGTTTTATTGTTGAGAATTTGACCGTTTTGCTCATAATAATATACTCTAGAAACATTAAAGTTCAATAATGCATCTTTTGTGATAGTTACTGATGATCCAGAAGTTCCTGGAGTTCCAACAGAGGTTACACCTGTGACAGTATTGATATTTGCTGAATCTTCAGAGAAAATTAAACTATACCCAAAAATACTTCCATCACTAGTATCAAAAGTATATTGAGTTCCTCTAATTAATCTAAAAGCCAAATCACGAACATAATGATTGCCAGTTCCAGTAGGATCAAATTCCCAATAAATTTGAGTGCTTCCTACACTACTTACATTAATAGTTCTTCCTGTTGGTGAAGATGTATCTGTAAGAACACTTGAATTTGTAAGCGTACCTGAACCAACTCTTATTTCAATAACAGAATTTTCTTTATCAATACTATAAATTGTTCCTGAAACACCACTACTGGTGATTGCCGACCCTACAGTTATTCTGTAATCTGGTTGATCATCGGGTATATAAAGTTCTACTTTGTTAGTAGCTGCATGTAATCTTAACGGAGATCCAAACTGAGTTCTTTCAACAGTAATTTGGTCTGAATTATAATCAATCGAAACAATTTTTAAAATTTCATCATTAAGTTTTAGATAATCATTTTCTCTATAATCATCAGAGTTATCTACGTTAATGGTCGTTTGGTTGAAAGCAACATCAACAACTAAGAAACTTTCAACAACAGGAGCTGTATAATTTACTGTCTGATAATTAGATACTCTTACTTTAAAAGTTTTTGTTAATGATACTGCTTGTCTATCTAATGCTAGTGTAACAATATCATGATCAGATAATAAATGTGGTGTTGAAGTTTCTACAGTTACATCATATTTGGTATCTGTATATTGAGGGGCACTAATTTCAGAAGGCCATGGGGCATCAGGAATTCCATTTGTTGATGGAATGGTGGATCCCGAAGCAACTTGATATGATAGTGTAGTTACATTTTCACCTTTAACTGATCCAACTCTACCAAATGCCCTAGAACCTTCAGTGTCGTTATTGTCAATGTATAAAGAATCTAATACTTTGAATACACTTTCGCTTTCATTAACAACGAAATCATCAATAGTTCCTCTTTCGACATTAGATACTGATAAAATAGCATCAAAACCTTTACTTGGAGTAGAAGAACTCCTAATTCTTCTTACTTCTTTCGGTAAATTATCTTCATTTTGTTGATTGAACTCAATATTGAAATTATTTTCTGAAGGAACAGAATAATATGTCTTTCCAATAATATATGGATAAACACCACCACCAAAAGTATCTACTGTAATGAAGTAACAATATCTTCCTTCAGGATATTCTGGAGTGATGCAAAAACGACCATTATTGATATCAAGACTTCCAGATCCTTGAATGAACTCATAGTCATTGATAAAAGAACCTAGGGGATATTTTACTACGCTAGGTCTAGTAGCTTCTGCAGCAGTTTTCAATGCATAAGAACTGGTTTGTCTAGAAATACCATTAGCAGGAACAGTTGGACTAAGATATCCATAAGGACCATAGATTGGATTTCCGTCATACGCCCATCCTAGAATAGGAGAGTGAACAAATCCAGATGTTTTTTCATCATAGTTAGCATTTACACCCTGAACATTATCAGATAGTGAATGTCTAAGAATTTTTGGATTTGATGGATATGCATACTGAAGATTATACGCAATATTTCTACTTGGATACAGATAACCATTACCAGTATCAGATTTAATTGTTTGAGCAAGTGCCCAGTTGCCATTTATGTCAATAGAGTTTTTTGTCTTAAATACTCTATCAAAAGACCATTTTTTAACTACAGCATTGGCAACAACACCAGTACCTTTAGAAACAATCCTTACAGTGATAGTATTTTTGTCACTGTAATCAACACCTCCATTAAGGACAATTATACCAGTCAACTGATTATTAGTTATTTCAGCAATAGCGAAAGCACCTGTTCCTTTACCAGTGCTATCAATAATTTCTACATTAGGTGTGGCAACATAATCTTGACCTGGATTAGTTACTGTAATTGTTTTAATGGAACCATTGATGATATCTGCATCATTAGCAATTGTTGCGGTGCCGTTAAAACCATATGTAACTTCTAATGATTGATTTTGAGTATACCCGTTTCCGCCATTTACTACTGATACTGAAAATACTTTTCCGTCTATAATATTCGCATTAAATGTAGCACCTGTACCGGAAGCATTCGCTACTCTGAATACAGGTTGAATATCAGTCTCGAAACCAAATCCTTTTTGGATAATTTCAACACTTTCGATATTACCGAATGAAATATCTTCATAATCCTGAGAACTAAATGCTTCTACACCATTAATAAACAAACCAACTGCTTTATTCCCAGTAAATTGAACTTGAGTATTTTTTTCAGTTGAAAGTGGAATTACCTTTAAAAGATTTTGATTATTTACCCTAAATCCAGTCCCAATAAATGATCCGATGGGATGTACAGGAAGTCCAGAAGAAACAAGATAAACATAATTATCATCTTTGTAAATATTTGATATTTCAGTGGTAATGGTGCTAACATTATTGTTTATCTGAACATCAGAACTACTTGAGAGAGTTCCGGTTTCATTTTTAATCCATGTTGTAAATTGTTGTCTAGAATCAATATCTCCATCAGGTGATAACTCTACCTTTTCAGATTCCTCAAAATAAGCACCACCATCATCTACAGTAACACTAGAAGAAACACCAAGTAACCTCATGGATACTTTATTTGATTCAAGTTCTATACCATCACTGTATCCAAAAAGAAATTCGGTAGTTCTAACATCACTTAAATCTGCATGATTAACAGCAACAGTATTAAAAACCCCTCTTCCACAATCAATAAATTGATTGAACGTTTTATATCGATAAGTAATAACTTCATCATCGATTTGGATAATTCCATTTAACTGAGGAAATCCAATTGTGCTATCAACGGTAATTACAGAATCTGTAGATGATGAAACTCCTCTAAGAATAGTTTCTCTAGGAATTTGAAAAAATTGTTGATTAAGAACGTTTAGCCTGCACTCATAAACATTTTTATTGGCAGAAGCATAATTTGAAATATTATTAATTAAAATTTCATCAATTACAGCACTAGATGTCAATACTCCACTAGCATCAGTTTGATTTAATTCATTTCCAATAAGATCATATGGGTCTCCTTCAATTGCCTCTACTTTAATAATATCATCAACAGTAAAATCTGAATAAGAAGCTTTGATTACATAATCTTTTGGATATTTTACCGTAATTTCTTCGTCAAATAAAGCTCTGAATAAAAACTCAATTGAAATATCGGTTCCCTTGTAATTATAAAAATCTTTAATATTTGTTATTAAAGTATCTTTATCAATACTAGAAGAAATATTCTCGAATGGGAAACCAGCAAGATATTGATGTTCGTAATTTCTTAAGATAAGAAATAGAACAAGATTTGATAAATTGGTTACAGTATCATCTGGTCGGTGAGATGCTGCTACAGTGCTCTCTACGGTCGTAGCAGTGCCATCAAACTTAGTTGTTGCTGTATATCCTCTTTTACAATTTAAGAGCGTTCTAGACGATAAATTGACTGTCTCATAAAGAATAATCTCATTACCTATGCTGATCAATCCATTTTCAGAAGGAAGACCATCAAGACTGTCTAAAACAATGGTATCATCAGTAGTGGAAATTGCTTGCTGCAATTTATAGGTCGTAACAAGATTATATTTTCTTAAATTGTCAATATTTTTATAATCAAGGAAATTATTGGTGATGTCAAGAAGACCACCGGATAATTCTAATGATTTATAGTATTCCTCAAAGAATTTTACAAATGTAGGAAATTCGTTGACAACAAACTCTGGTAGTTGCTGATCTACTAAGTCTGAGATAGTTAATTTGTTAAAATTCATTTTATGCTGTTTCTTGGAATACCTGGAGAATGCTATCTTCTATTGAGAGATTTAAGTATACTTCTCTCACCGCACTCACATCATCATTAAGTGGTGTAGCACTAATAAAGATTTCATTGTCTTCATTACTGCCGCTAACAAATTGAATTGAATTTATATTCACTTTGCCATTAGTAAAATCAACAGTTCCTGCATTTTCAACTAAAATTTTCTTGGATGCAGTAGCAGAATCAATAGTATATATTCTAATTGCACCATCCTCAGTATTTTCCATGAATGAATCATCATTTGGATAATTTACAGTCCTAAATTTGGAACTTGTAATTGTAGTTTTTCCAATACATGATGTTTGGAACTCATTTACATAACACAACAAATATTGAGCTACCGTATTAAGTGCTGGTACTAATTTTTTCCTTAATATAAACTCAGTAACATTACCCGCAATTGAACTTTCCGAAGCATCAATAACTGTGGTGATTTTACTTTTTCTAACAATCCCACCAAACTTACTAATGTTATTAGTGTCTCTATATTGTGTTAGATTTTGAATTGCGACATTTCTTATTTGCTCGGATGTTAAATTAGTTTCAGTTTGCTTATAATAAATTTTAGTTCTTAAAACTACGTCAACAATCGATGGATCAACAATAATTGGAGTGACAGAAGCAACTGTGTACTTCTTAAGTTTACTAATAATATCTCTTTTAGTGGAATTACTTAAAATATCGCTATATTTTGGTTTAATAGCAATTTTTACACGACCATACTCAGGTGGTTCTTCAGTTTCACCACCATATACAATAATATCAGCAATTGATGAGTAAAGTCTTTGTGTAATTACCTTATAATCTTCTAGTGTTACTGCTCTATTTTGTGAGGAGTAGAATGCAGGAGCATTTTTTCTGATTACTTCATTATCTTCAATATCATCACCACCTTCGGAACCAACTACAACTGTTGTTGTAATACCTGTTAGAACTCGTTTTAAATCTTCATCATAAATTTCACCGGAGAAAACGAAATTCTTTAATTTATTTGCAGACTTACCGGATGATGCAATATATGTAATTTCAACGATCTGTCCGTCAGTAACTTTCTTGCCCAATACATCATCGCCAAAAATTAATTCATATCTAGCATCATCAGTCTCCTGAACGAAGAATACTTTATCAACTGCAGTTACGTCAAGGATATTCTCGACTTTTGTGAAAATTTCAGTTTTAGACGCAGCAGCATTTTCTCTTACTACTACTTTAATAGTTTCAGTGTCTACATTAGCAGTAGGAATGATAAATTTTTGATTAGGAATTGTATTATCTACAACATAATTAAATTTTAAGTAAATCCCTTCAGTTACCTGCAACTGATCTGATGAAACATTTGAAATATATGCAATATTATTTGTTACTGGAGATACAATATCTTCTAATGTCGAGAATTGATATGTTTCGGTTCTATTTTCTGGATTTGATGAGATAAAAGAGTTACCTTTCTTTAGAGTAAGAAATGATGGTACTAATCTTTGGTCAACTGCCGCAACACTACTAAAATCAACTTTTAATTTAAGAAATGCTGTTGCTGAAGTTGTTGACTTTGGACTGTATCCAAGTTGTTTGGCAACTTTTACAATATTGTCTCTTAGAGAGGCAGACGACAAGAAACTCTCATTAACTGCCATCGTAGTATTGAAGGCAGTATAATAAGTGTTGTATGCTAAGAGGTCAACAATAGAAGACAGTGTTGATCCTTCAAAGTCATAATCTGTAAAATCAGTATTTCGCCTCAGGTAATCAACCAAGGCAGATTTGATATCAGCGTAATCTAGGGAACTAACTTGTGCGAATGCCATTGATTATATCTTTGATGATGACGTTAATGTTAACGAAGTGGTGAAGATCTGAGGATCTGTATCAGGAATACTATAAATTACTTGAATATCATACTCGTATTGATCTTCATTCAAATCCAAAACTACCTCAATAAGATTAATTCTGGGTTCATATAAAGTAATTAAATTTTCTATCTCAGTTTTTATTGATCCAGCAGTAACAAAATCAAATGGATCAAATAACAATTCAGGAATTCCACTACCAAAACTAGCATTAAAAAACTTTTCACCCTTTCTGTAAGAAAAAAGATTAAGGAGTGACCTCTTAATCGCATTTTCATCCTTCAAAAGGTTTAAATCCTTCCG